TAGACGATGCGGAAGCAGTCATCCATAAAGTAAAAATTTCTGAAAACGAATTAAGAAAACAACAAGTAGCAGGTTTCTATAAAGATGTAGATTTAGCTGCACCTCAAGATAAAGAATCTGAAGTTGAGAAAAAAGAAAGAGAATTAGAAGGAGTAACTAAAACTAAGAACGATGATTTATATACTCTTCTAGAGTGTCACGTGAATTTAGACATTGAAGGTTTTGAAGATGTCAATCCCGAGACTGGTGAGCCGTCAGGAATTAAACTTCCATACATTGTAACTCTTGAAGAAGGATCAAGAGAAATTTTATCTATTAGAAGAAACTACGAAGCAGGAGATCCACAGAAAAAGAAAGTGCAATACTTTGTACACTTTAAATTTTTACCAGGTTTAGGTTTTTATGGTTTCGGTCTAATCCACATGATTGGTGGACTGTCTAGAACAGCGACCGCAGCTTTAAGACAGCTCTTAGATGCGGGAACGTTATCTAATCTGCCAGCTGGTTTTAAAATGAGAGGAATAAGAATTAGAGACGATGCACAATCAATTCAACCGGGAGAGTTTAGAGATGTAGACGCACCGGGTGGAAATTTAAGAGATTCATTTATGATGCTTCCGTTTAAAGAACCTAGTCAAACATTATTAAGTTTGATGGGTGTAGTCGTTCAAGCAGGTCAAAGATTTGCATCAATTGCAGATATGCAAGTTGGTGATGGCAATCAACAAGCAGCAGTTGGAACTACAGTTGCATTATTAGAACGTGGTTCAAGAACCATGTCAGCTATCCACAAAAGAATTTACTCAGCTCTTAAGAATGAATTCAAACTTATGGCTAGAGTATTCAAGTTATATCTACCACAACAATATCCGTATGATGTCGTTGGGGGCCAAAGAATGATAATGCAATCTGACTTTGATGATAGAGTAGATATATTGCCAGTTGCTGACCCCAACATATTTTCTCAAACACAGCGTATTTCCCTCGCGCAAACGGAACTCCAACTGGCAACATCAAATCCACAAATGCATAACATGTATCAAGCGTACAGAAATATGTATGAAGCTTTAGGTGTAAAAAATATTGATGGGGTTTTAATAAAACCACAACAACCTATGCCAAAAGATCCTGCGTTAGAACACATTGATTCTTTAGCTGGAAAACAATTTCAAGCTTTCCCAGGTCAAAACCATAGAGCACATATACAATCTCATTTAAGTTTTATGGAAACTAATATGGCAAGAAACAATCCAATGGTTATGGCATCTTTAGAAAAGAATATTTTTGAACATATTAGTATTATGGCTCAAGAACAAATTGAATTAGAGATGAGAGAACAATTACAACAGTTACAAATGATGCAACAACAGATGCAAATGGTAGCACAACAGAATCCACAAGCTGCACAACAGATGCAAATGCAAGCAATGCAGTTACAACAAGGTATTGAATCAAGAAAAGCACAACTAATTGCTGAAATGATGGAAGAATTTATGAATGAAGAGAAGAAAATCACTTCACAATTTGATAATGACCCGATTGCAAAACTAAGATCAAGAGAATTAGACCTCAGAGCTATGGAAAATGATAGAAAAGCTACTGAAGCTAAGGATAGAATGGACCTTGATAAGATGAAAGCAATGATGAATCAACAAAATCAAGATGAAAAACTAGAACAGAACGAAGAATTGGCAAAATTAAGAGCTGATACATCAATTGAAAAGACAATTTTATCAAAAACTATTCCAAATGTTGATTCAATGATGAAAAATCAACAAAATATGATGCCAAAAGTTAAAATTTTTAGAGGTGGCAACGAATAATGTGGTTTGGTGCAATAAAATTAGCTGTTCAAGCTGGTTCTCACATTTTTAAGAACCGTCAGAAGACAAAAATGTTGATGGCTGATGCACAAATGCGTCATGCAGAGAAAATGGCAAACGGAGAAGCTGAATATCAAGGTAAATTATTAGAAGCAAGGCAATCGGACTGGAAAGACGAATTTATTTTGATTTTACTTTCGGCTCCAATTGCGTTATTATCGTGGGCAGTGTTTTCGGATGACCCGGCAGCTATGGAAAAGATGCAATTGTTCTTCGAATATTTTTCACAGCTACCATTTTGGTACCAAACAATTTTTGTAGGTGTCATAGCATCTGTATATGGATTAAAAGCAACTGATTTAATAAAGAGGAAATAAACATGATGAAAAAGAAAATGAAAAAGAAAAAATCTTTTCCTGATATGTCAGGAGATGGTAAAGTAACTAAAAAAGATATTTTGATGGCAAGAGGTGTTATCAAAAAGAAAAAAAGAGGTAAAAAATAATGGGAATTAAAGATGAAAAAATTAAAACTATAGGAATAGATCCACTAGGATCTAGGTTAAGTGAGGCTGGTTTTGAAGGTGGTGTAGGTAAATTAAATAAATTAAAATTTAAAAACCAAGAAAAAACAATTCAAAAAATTCCAAATAAAAATTTTAAAAGTGCAACAACTTCTGGAAAAGAACAAAAAAAATTGGCTATTAAAGAACAAAAAAACATAGCTGATAAAATGACTAGAAAAGGTGATGAATATTCAGGACCTATTAAAGCATATAAATCAGGTGGAAGAGTAAATCTACGTAATGGTGGCTGTGCACAAATCAAAGGTTGGGGTAAAGCGAGAAAAAGATAATGAGTTTAAAAGGAACAAATAAAATTTTTAAAAAATTAGAATCTAAAGTACCTTTTAAAAAAGGTCATAAAGTTAAATATGAATCACCTATAACTAAATTAACTAGAAAACCAAAAACGAAAGGAACTAAAAATGTCTAGTAAAATGCATAAAACTAAATCTGGAAAAATGGCAAAGAAAGGTCTTTGGTATAACATCCAGCAAAAGAAAAAAAGAATTGCTGCAGGTAGTGGTGAGAAAATGAGAAAACCTGGAAGTAAAGGTGCACCAACTGCTAAAGCGATTAAAAAATCACAAAGTTAAAAATGGCATCACCAGCTTGGCAACGTAAAGAAGGTAAATCTCCATCAGGAGGATTAAATAAAAAAGGCGTTGCATCTTATAGACGTGCTAACCCTGGTTCTAAATTAAAAACTGCAGTAACCACTAAACCATCAAAATTAAAATCAGGATCTAAAGCTGCGAAAAGACGTAAGTCTTTTTGTGCTAGAATGTCCGGGATGAAGAAGAGATTAACTTCTGCTAAGACTGCAAGAGATCCAAATTCAAGAATCAATAAGTCATTAAGAAAGTGGAATTGCTAATGGCTGGTATAGAAGATTTAAAAAAAGGTATGTCTAAAATAGCAGACGATGAATACTATGCTAGTTTACAAAAATTTATAGAAAGAGATCCTGGAGCAAGTAAATATTTTAATCCAGATGATATTACATATCCTGCTATGGATAAATCATCAAATTACAATTACAAAGGATTTCAAATGCAGACTGAAAATCCAGAATATGTAAAAGACTACATGAAAAAAAGAGGTATAGATGAAATATATTCTCCAGAATCTACTCTTATGGAAAAAGTAAAAAGGGGTCAAAACCCAATTGGAATTTTAGAAGAACCAGTAAAAACTGGAAGCGAACCAGAAGATTTATCTAAAATTTCTACAATACTTCATGAAGCAAGACATAAAATCATGATGAAACCTGAGTTTAAAAAAATTATAGATAAATATGGTTTAAAAGAAGAAACTTTTGTAAGATTTTTAGATAAAGAATTTTTTCCAGAATTAAATGCTTATTTACCTAAATTTCAAAATCCAGAAGAAGCATATAAAGTATATGAAAAAGCAGTTCAAGACTATAAAAATAAGTTTGGTAGAGAAGAAAAAGGTATTATGGACAAAATAAAAGATTTTTTTAAAAGTGATGAAAAGAAAAATTCAAATGTTGATAAACCTTTATCAGATACTTCAGGTTTTAAAGCTAGTCCTATACGATAATGATAGATAAATTTATGTACACACTATTTGGTGCACTTGACAATTTTTTTGATACATTTATACCTAGTATATATGAGAGACTCAAAAACAATAGAATCTTTTCTAAAAGAAAAAGAACTAAAAAATAAACAACAAAGTTTGTTTAAAGACCTTCGTAAGGAGGTAGAGACAGGTGCGAATGGCACACAGAAATATGTAATC